GGGCTGTTTAAGCTGAGCCGTAGCAGGCGCGTTTAGGGGCGCGGGAGTAGGCGCGGGAGTAGGCGCGTTTAGGGGCGCGGGAGTAGGCGCGGGAGTAGGCGCTGTGTTTGATTGAGTCTGCTTCGCTTGATTTTCTTTGTTTATAGCGAGAAGATTTTTTACAAAATCAATATTGTTTTGTTGTGTAAGAGTTGTAAGGTGTAAATTTAAAAATGATTCTTGCTCTTTAAGAGTCATTGTTGATAAATTAGCAATATATTGTTTTTGAGTAGACGTTAAAAGATGCGGGGCAGGAATAGGAGTCGCAGGAGCAGGAGCTTGAGCCTGTTGAGGGCCTGAAACGCTGGGCAGAGGAGGGATGTCGAGCTTGTCAATATCTTTTAGCTTTTTATAAATTTTCTTGACAAATTTTTCATCATTTTCACCGCCGAACGCTTCTTTAATCGCGGAAGCAATATCAGATGAAGAATAAGTCCCTTTTTTGATTAAATATTTTGCCATCCCTTGCGGAGTTTGGGTGACTCCCTTTTCTTTTCCCACCGCATTTTTATAAGACTGCAAGCCGTGCATTGACGCACTACCTGATTTGATAAATTTGCCATCAACGCCGCGAGGATGGTCCGATTCAGAAAAATCTTTTTTTAAGTTTGCATCAGATCGAGCAGATATGAACCCATCCAACTTCTTGCGAACGCGCTCGATCTTTTCCGCCGTTGATGCCGAAGGGGCTTTGCTATCCTGTCGAATAATACGCGCAAGAATACCTTCAATCCGATCTGCCATCTCAGGGAGATTATCGCGTTTGATCGCAGGAATCATGCTGTTCGTCATTCCTGCGCGAACGTCAAGAATCCGGTTGATCCGTTGAAGGGTTTTCTCGATAGTTGGCATTTTAAGTTCCTTGCGCCATTTTAAGTTCGATTTTGCCTTTTTCAGTCAGCATTTCATTAGGCAGATCACGGAAATTGAAAATCCATCTATAGAAACAGCGGCAATAGACTTCTTCTCCGGGCTTTGTTATTTCATCCGTGTATCCGGCTTCATCAGCTTTCATCAGTCCTTTCGTTAAAGCCCAATTCCCGCGAACGGCATAGAATTTTTTATCCCGCTCTTTATGGTCTTTTCTGTAGTTATAATTCAATTGCTTCCAGTGCGAATGCCATTCTCCCGCAAGAGCGCCGCCATCAACCGCAATTGTCTCAGAGATCGAAGAAACAAACTTGTGGCCTTGATCGATCAAAACGCGCCGCTCTTCAAACGGCAGTTGAGCAAGAGATTTTCGAATGTCTTTTTTTGTCTCGTTTTTATCGACAACATCCGACCCACCTTCGGGGATCGAAGTTGCCCAGCCGCTGAACCTCTGCAAAGTTTTTTGAATCGCGGCTTCTCGATTCAGGCGAATCAATTGAGCCGACGCCATTATGCGCCGATCAAGCTCGTTGCGAAGTTTAGGCTTCAGCTTGTCAATTGTAAATTTTGAAACGCCCGGATTCTTTTTTAGAAAATCGCCTTTCTCTATCATGCGATTGTAAATCGCTTTGAGAGATTTGTTCAGCGTTTCGCGGACAACGTTTTCAGGAGTCAGAGTGCGAGCCGCTGTTTCTGCGATTTGCTCAAGCCAATAATCAACCCGTTGTTGACTGTCGAACCCATAATTCGACATGTCTTGCACCGCGAGAGTGATAACTTCAAAAAATGTCAGTTGCTTTCCGTCTTTAATCACTGGCCGACTCTTTCGATTTGCTCGCTTAAATCTTCAATCTTATTCAAAAGCTGAAAAGCTGTTTTGCTTTTTTTTGACGTTGATGCGAGCCGATCAATGAGGGAATTTCTTTTATCCCTGAGATCATCTGCGATTGCCCGAAGCCGCGCTATGTGATGAAGCTCTTCCATTTCATCGGAATCGTGCATCACAAATTCCCTTGACCTATCGGGCGGGTTGAGTGGAGGAGAACACTGCCGCCCGCCCGATAGTAACATGACAACGCAGCAACGTAGCCATGTGTTTAAAAAGTCTCCGGGCTAGGTTCTTTTTGATCTGGCGGCTGCGGAGGCTCAAAATCTTTCAAAGCCTCATAATCTAAAATGAGGGGCTGAGGGAAGAGAATCTTGTTCTCGCCTGCCGTCTCAACAGCCCACTCAATTAGACGCGAACGATTGTCAGGGTCCATGTGAGGAATAAGAATTTCCATCATGGACATGACGGACTTTTGACGAACCTCTTCCAGCTTTGATTCGGAGTCAGGGTCTTTAAGCAGAGAAGGCCATTCTGCGTTGAAACTATTTTTCCAACGATAAAAAGCATCGTTGTATGAAATGTCTTCATATTCAGGAAAATCAGATTGAATCGTGGCGTAGAAATCTTCATTCCAAGCTCGACGCATAACAATGTCATCGAAGAATTTATAGACAGGATTCATCCACTCTCGGATTCCGTCAATGTATCTGACAACATTTTTTGCATCTTCAGTGCCTTCCCCAAAGCCCGCCGCGAATGTCTCATTTTCAATTAACTTTGCAGGCATGTCAGCAGCGGTTGCGATGTTCTTTAGGATATTGCCTCGCGCAAAGCCTCCTGCCCCATCGACATTTTGAAGATTGAGCGAAGAAATATCCTCTGCAATGTCAATCGACATGACATTGTTAGTCTCTGCATCTTTAAGAATCTGTCGCTTCACTCCCGCGAGACGTTGCATCGCGTTGTCGATGATCGAGCCGGGAGCCTTTAGTTTTGCGACGATAACGCCGATCTTTCGAGCGACCATGTCGTCTGCGATCATGGTGTTGACAAATGATTTAAGCGGAAACAGCGCACGTTGATAGACGGACCGCCCGACATAGCCGAAGGCTGATGTGGTGTATTCAATGTAGATTGGACGCTCGTTCATCAGCACAATTGCGCGGCTGCGATGATAGGGCTTGCCCGCCGCCGTGATGATTGTGTGTTTTTGAAAATCAGGAGCGTTTGGGTCTTGATTTAAAACCAGCGATCCAGCGGTGTTGAGCGGATCAAGAATGTTGAAATAAAGCGAGACATCAGCCATTTTGTCAGGCGGAATCTCCTTGTCGGGATCAATGCCTTCCGCGCCAACAACAATAGAACCGACGCCGTAAATACGCGCAATTCCTGAAACCTGCGCGATATATTCATTGGCATGAATCCGAAACCATTCTTTCTCAAACGCCTCACGCACTCGATCTTGCGGAGCATTTGAAATGCTGATTTGCCGCATTTGACTTTGCGCGATTGCGATAGGCGAATCGACCATCTTCTTGCCGAGCGGATGATAAGCATAGATCGTCTTGCAAACTTGATAAGATGGATCAGAGCCGGGGACAATCTCATCTGTCATCAACATCTGTTGAAGAGAGCTTCCCAGCGATGAACTTGTGATATTAACGTATGCCATTTATTCGACCCAACCCTGCATGGAAAGTTTGTGATGCTGTTCTAAATGCGAGATCGGACTTGCGATTGAATCTTTGCCTGTTTCTGCTAGTTTTAGCCCAGCAGAAATTATCACATTCCGCAAAAACTCTGGCGGCATAACAACGCCTGACCTTAGAAGCGCATCGGACAATTTCTTGTAAACCTGCATTTAAAAGCCCTCCTCATTGCCCAGCGCGATTGCTACACCATAAACGAAAGCATCCAAAAGATCATCTTGTTGATCCTTGACGCCTAACCGAAAGCCGAAAACCTGCTTCAATGCGTGATTCGCGCTTGAACTTTTATAGACAGTAACTTTCTCATAAGCGTTTCGGCTAAATCTTACACGCTTTTGATGAATGTATCCGCTGACAGAGATTGCCCGCTCATCTTTCCCAACCGAAGTCAGCTTGCTGTCAATTTCATGCACATTCCAGCCTCGATTGCGCGCCTGTTGAAGCAAGATCATCCCCGAGGCTTTATCTTCGATCCATATGCCAAGAGAACCATAAATGGCTTTATGTTCACGCGAAAAATGCTCAAGTTTTTCAGAAACCGACGGAAGCCATACCTCAAGCGAAGCTCCTTCAATCTGTAAAATATCCCAATCGAGAGCGACAACTTTATATTCTTGCGATTTTGTGATCGCCATGAAGAAAACCGCAGTCCCGTCATGTTTTGACCCGGTTTTGATTGCCGTGTCGATGACTGCAAACACGGCATCGCAGAATGGCGGCATATCGATAGGCAAACCATTTTCGAGGACGTTTTCTACATCGAAAAATGATGACCCATCTGGTTTTGGGTTCTGTTGATAAAGAGCGCCGAATTCACGCTCGCCTATCGCCGACCGAATATTGTTTAAGGCCGTTTCGTCATACCGAGCAGGCCATAGAGCCTTGTTGTGTTCATCGAACGCTGGGAGGCATAGGACATCCCATTTATCGCCTCCGGCCTTTTCTGCTTCGAGCAATCTTCCTGCGAGATCATCTTCATGCCATCGAGTCATCGTTAAAATAACAGAACCCCCGGGCATCAATCGCGTATATGCCGTTGAAATATACCAATTCCATACGCCATCTCTGACCGTCTGACTTTCAGCCTCAGCCCTGTCTTTGACTGGATCATCAATATTCAGACAATCCGCGCCTCTGCCGGTAATCGCAGAGCCGACGCCTGCCGAAACATAAGAGCCGCCGTGATTCGTGTGCCACCTATTTTTTGACTGGCTATCTTCGGCCAGCTTCACATCAGGGAAAATAGTTTTAAATTCGTTTGATGCAACAATATTGCGAACATCTCGACCGAAATCCGAGGCTAGATCAGCGCCATAACTCGCAGAAATAATTTGCTTCCTCGGATTGCGCCCAAGCATCCAAGCCTGAAGCCGCTTTGACACAAGCTCAGATTTGCCGTGTCGCGGCGGTGTAAAGATCATTAAACGTTTAATCTCGCCACTATCAACTTTTTCCAGCTTATCGCAGATCAAATGGTGCATTTGACCCACGATATAACTGGGCATGGTGTATTTAGTGAACGGGAGAAGCCGTTCCCTCGATTGTTGTCGAAACTGTAGCTCCTTCTTGATCTTCGCTTGCGCTTGCGAGAGTAACAAGTTCCTCGTCGGAGAATTCATGAATAGACCGCTTAACGTTTGCGTTTACATTGATGGAAGAGAGCTTAGGATGAAGATAAGGCGCAGCTTCTTTTGCCATAGCGGCAGCGCCTACCCATTTTCCTTCATAAGCAAGAATCGACATTGCCTTGAGCATGACTTCAAGGGGAGTCATTTTTGCGATTTCTTCAGGAATAACAGGGATCAAAACGCCCACGTTATGAACATGCTTCTCCATGACTTTGCGTGCTGCACGAACTTTATCTTCCGCCGTCAATCCTTTCGGGCGACCTGCGTTTCTTCTTGCTCCACCATGGCCCATTATTTGAATCCTCTTGAAAAAGTTTTTAGGGTTTGATTGTTTTTTTTATTTTTGAGAACGGTAAAGAGCCTTTGCAATACCTTCAATTTCTTTTTTTCCGTGGATCACATCGACCCATTGCTCCGGTATGCCTTTCAGGCCCCAATAGGAGCCCGCTAGCTGCCCTGTAACTGCCGCGACGGTATCAGAGTCCTCCGCGAGATTAGCGGCCATCAGGACAGCTTCCTCGAAAGAGTCTGCGTTACTGAACGCCCAATATGCCGCCTCCAGCGTGTCAATGACATATCCCGATGAACTAATCTCGTTTTCTTTCATCGCGATCGAATTCCCTTCCGCGATGAATCGAACTCGCTCAGGCCAAGCCGGGTTGGGCATGATGATGCAATCCTGCTTGCCGCCCGCGATCAGTTTGCACATTGCTTTAACGAGTAATTCACAACAAGCGATTGCTTCAGGATCGGTATGCGTCGTGATGCACTGTTCAACCGCAACATCAGTCGCCTTTTCAATGTGCTTCCACCAACGGATAGCGACGGGAGCAAGGCGCATGATCGATCCGTTGCCCGCGCTTGACCCGTGACAATCCGCGATCAATGTCCCGTTATCGCGGAAATCACGCAAAGCCCGCGCTGTGTTATCCCCGATGTCAAAACATTGGCCCGTTGAAGAATGTTCGCCGCCTAACTGCCACCGAGAAAAAGCAGAAAGCAGATCGTGCTTGTCTAAATCCGGATCGTGCAAGAGGCTATGTGCAAGGCAAAGCGCCTGCGAAGTGTCATCCGTCCATTGACCCGGCTCAAGATGAAAAACACCGCCCCCAACAATCGTTTTCAGCTTCGGTTTTGAGTGGCGTCGGGAAAATTCGAGCGTTGTCCCGAGAGCATCCCCGACCGCCAGCCCTACGAGGCTTCCGATGGCTCGATCTTCAAACTTAGATATCAACTCACGCATTGAAAAATCCTTTTATCGCGAGGCACTGATATTTTAACAGCAACCATTGAAGAAAAGCATGAGGAACTTTCCGAAAATTCCGGAGGGTTCCTCCCACGCAGATTTGCATAATCCTTACTCGTTTCACTTTACGCTTGATCCACTCCAGGCTCAAAGCTCGTTATTTTCTTTTGTTTGGCCTTTAGGCCGGAATTATATATATCTATTAAAAACCTTGCAGAGTAGGAAAGTAAGAAAATAACGAGCTTTGAGCCTGACCGAGCCGTTGATTTTGTTCAAAACACGGTTTTTGAGGCTTTTAGAGCCCTCGCCTTCTGAGTGATTCCGATTGCGCCCTCGAAAGGCTCAACTTTGCAAAACCCCTCAAAACTCATCGTTGCAACGCAGTCATCGAACGAAGCGATCCAGGTTTGATTGGTTCCTTTGCCTCCAATTATCACAAAAGCGACGACGCCATTTTTCACAACAGACCGCCCGAAAAGCCGCTGCATAGGCCGCAGAGTAGGAGCCCAAAGACCCTCATCGGACACCTCAGAGCATTTAAGTTCGATTGGCACGAGGAAGGCCCCTTCTAGATCGAGCACAACAACGGCATCAGGAAATCCGTTTGTGCCTCCCCGCGCCTGTTCGACCCAATAGACCCGATTTTTGAATTGCTGCTTCAACCACCGCCGAACATCTGTCTCTCGACGGAAAATCATCAGATCGCAGGCTCAAGCAGATCGCTAGGCTTAACCAGGGCTTCTCTGATCCGTGCGAATTCTTCGGTTGACGTTCCTTCCATTCGAGAAAGCGCATCCGCCAGCAGATCATTGATCATGACATTCTGCATCCGACCATGAATTTTGACGCGGAGAGGATAAACCCGGACCCCTATTTCAGTCATCACCTTCCGCAGTTCATAATCAGAGTCGAATACGCGCCCTTGAACGGACCCCCTGACCCATTCAACGACTTCCTTGATCGTGAGCGATGCAGGCTTACCCGCATCCTTCAACGCCTCTGCGAGTGCTGCCGCTTCGCGCTGTGCCTCAGAGCGTGAGCCTTCGATCATCTCGCGTTTTCTCTCTGTCATCGGCGCACGCTCTGAGGGCTTAACGTAGTCACCATATTGCTCTGCCCAGTGCTTGATGACCGATAGCCCGCCGCTCTCGATCCATCCGCGCAATTCGTTAAACTTCCGCGCTTCCCATGCAATTTCAGTGATTTCAGGATAAAACCAGCGTCGATCATCATTTTCCATCTTCAGCGCCCGCATTGAATTCGAGCAGGCTAAGACATGGCACCAATTTTCAATCGTATAGGGCCGCATATATTTCTGGTTTACAGAAACATCTCTATCGGTGATGACGGACTTGAGCGAGTGATACGCCTTCCATGATGCTCCTGAATAAATTTCATTGACAATCACAAGCCGCTTGTTCGCCATCCATTCATTAAAAACAGAATTAGATATATCTGTTTCGCTGGGGAAACCGACATTCTGATAGCCGACGAGAGGAGCTAAAATATGCGCCCCCAACGTTGTCTTGCCGATGCCCTGCCGCTCGCTGACAAGCAGCATCCCGAAAGCCATTCTCACATCAGGCCGAGCAATCATCGTCGCGCACCACCGCTCAACCTGCTTCCGCTCCTCCGCGTTGACAAACATATAATTCAAAAATTCGAGCCATTTTTCCGGGTTGCCCTCCTTCGCCCGGATTTGACCCGGCACATGCAAATTGATAGCCGAGGAGCCTCTAAACGTGACGAGGAGGCCGCTGTGATCGGGGCGGTAGCAAACCCTTGTCGATCTGCCCCGATACGCCTTGACGATCAGCTTTGTGGTTTCTTGGGCATGACTGAACGGCGCAAGCATTTTGTTTAAAATGCTTTCCGCCCGCATGATCTCCGGCATTTCCGTGCAAACAAAAAGATCAGCCTCCTCGACATAAGCCCACATCTCCTTGAAGCTGTCACGGAGAACCGCAGTCGGTTTCCCTTTCGGATTAGGGATCAGATCGGTTGCCCATGTCGCCGGGTGCAGACAGTCGCGGAAGCTAGGTCCAATATAATGACGCACCCCTTCGGTATCACCGAACATCGCATCCGGGAAAGCATCCGCGAGATCGAATGATGTTGTGAATTCATCGGTGAATTGAATCATAAAAGTTGGGATGCGCAATTGCTGAGCGATGATCGGAACAACAGCTTTCCCCGGCTCATCATTATCAGCGACGATATAGACCCGCTTGATCCCAGCCTTCAGAATAATGCTCCAATCAGTTCGCAACGGACTCATAGCGCCGCCGATCCAGCCTAAATGCACAGCGGATTGCAATTCCGCGCCCCACGGATGCGATGCCAATGCTTTTTTCGCCGGAAATGTCTCAGCATCGATCAACCACTGCACATGTTTTGCGGCTTTTGCGCCTTCATGGATAAAAACCGTTGAGGCATCCTTTAACTTATGTGCGTTGAAAAGCGGAAGCGGGCCGTCAGGCTCGCAACAACGCCATTCATCATCATCCCAATACGTCCAGGGCACATAAGCCTTCCCCCCTTTGACATCGACGCGAACCTGCACCATGACAATTTGATTCGACGCATCGCGGAATTCGAAAATATTTTTCGGATCAGCCTCAGAGATCATCTTCGGCGCGTTCACAATGCGGTGCAGCGGCTTAAGAACAGGCCAATCCGCCTTGATCAACTCATCTTTGATTGCTTGCTCTTCAAGTGATGTCGGAGAACATTCTTGACTTGTGCAGCTAATTTCTCCGTTTTTTGAAAATCGGATGACCGCAACGTCTTTCCAATATGAGCCGGATATTTCTTTAACCACCGCCGTTTTCATAGACCGCGCTTCAGCGCCGATCCGTGTAAGATATTTGTAAACAGACGGCAGATCGAGCAGAGATTTAATCTTCATTTTAACGCGCCTCACAAAGATATCAGTTTATTCGCCCACATACCGAACAGCATTCACCTTGATCATTCGAAATTCACCCCAGATAGTGAAGGTTCCTTTGATTGCATAAAGATGTTTGCCTGCGCCGCCTCGATCAGAAATCTCTTTTCCGAGTTTTTCAAAATCATATCGGTTTATTTTTCCAAAAATTTGCCCTGTGTCATCTCTCAAAAGCAAATTGAGATAAGAGGTTTTCCCATCTTTTATTTCATAACCTCTCTTTGCGACAAGCACCGTTTCATTCTCATTCCTCAGAGTTATTTTGTCTAGAATGCAAAAGACTAAAACAATCGAGTCTTTTTCTTTATTTAAAACATCTGCAATTGACAGAGGCGCACTGAGGATATTTCTTTCTGAAGGATCAGGCATGACGCGCTGAAAGGCATCGCGGATCGGAAACAGCGAATCAATCGACGTTTTCGGATCATGCAAGAGCTTTTCGGCTCGCTCGGGGATTTTCTCCTTGCGCGCCCGCGCTGCGAGGACAGAGCTTACCATTTTTGGGCCGACGCCCTTCACATTGCTCAGCGGGCCGAGCAGCACCTTCCCCCCATCGCGCCATCCGACTGACCACCGATCCGTTGAAAAATTCTTATCAACCGGCACATATCCGAACCCCTCATCACGCATTTCGCGAAGCAGCATAATCTGATTATTAGGGTCAGTTTCATGAGTCAGAGTTGCCGCCGCAAATTCGAACGGATAATGCGCCTTCAACCAACAGCATTGATACGAGATCAGTCCATATGCAACAGAATGAGATTTATTGAAACTCCAAGCCCCATAAGCGCACAAGTCATCCCAGACTTTATTAGCTACGTCAGAACTAACGCCCTTCTCAATTGCGCCTTTTTTCCAAGGATCGCCGTATTGATCGAAGAACTCTTTTCCGAGAGACTTTGACATTGCTTTGCGCAATGATGTCACATCGCCCCATGAAAGCCCGCCTATATTACGTGCGATCTCCATGACTTGTTCTTGATAGATGACAACACCATAAGTGTCTTTGAGATAAGGCTCAAAAATCTCATGCGGAAACGACACCTGGATATAACCGTTGCGCCGATTGACCCATTCATCCGTCCCGCCGCTCGCAAGCGGGCCGGGACGCGCAAGGGCGGTCAAGGAAACAATATCATCGAAGCGATCAAACGATTTTAGCTGGTTTGCGACCCTTTTCAGAGCCAATCCATTGAACTGAAAAATACCGCTGAATTTACGATCATTCAAAACCTTAAACGCTTCTCGATCATCCATCGGTATCGACTCAAGCACGCTGTAATCAATACGAGCCATCTCCAAGGCATTTTCGAAAACCGAAAGCTGCGTTAGGCCGAGAGCGTCGATTTTCAGAAAGTTTAAGGCTTCAGCGTCGTATTTGTCGCACATTGTCGAACCCGTGCGATGATCAACCGCGACATAGTTTTTGATCGGCTCACTACAGATGATAATCCCCGCCGCGTGTTGCGAGGAATGACGAGGATGCCCTTCCATGCGAGCGGCTATCATCATTTCAGGATAATCCTCGATCAGCCGTTGACCTGTCGGAGTGCCTGTTAGTGTATCCTCTAACGTGTTTAATGCTCTCGCATCGCCCGATGACCTCTCAATCAAAGAATCTGCAACCGCCTCTGTTTTCCATTTCGGAATCCGCAGAGCGCCCGCCGCTTCCTGCATCGCAGAGCGCGGCTTGAACATCGCAACCGTGCCCAGACGTGCGACTCGATCCGATCCATATTTTTGATTCAGGTATTCAAAAACGAGATGCCGCTGTTGATCGGAAAAATCGATATCAATATCAGGAAGATCGTTCCTGTTGATATCAATGAACCTCTCAAAAATAAGATTGTAGGGGATTGGATCAATTGTTGTGATCCGAAGCAGATAGCAGACAAGCGAGCCGCATGAAGAACCGCGAGCAGGGCCGACAATCATTCTCTCCCGCGCAAAAAGGCAGATATCTGCGACAATATAAAAATAATCTTCAAAATCCTTTTCAGCGATCAAATTCAATTCCCGATCAAGCCGCTCGGCATAAATTGGATTTTGAAGATTGACGCCCATCTTCTCAGCGCCCTCGATGCACATCTGACGGAGCGTTTTAAACCGTTCGGGCTTGAGAAGTGTTGATAGCTCAAGCTGCGCCGTAGAACGCTCTAGGATCGCCGCAGAGGCGGCAAACGCGCCTTTCAGGCATGACTCAGCAAGACCGAGCCTTGCTACACTCTGCGCCCATTCTGCGGGCGTCTGAATGTGCTGATCATAGGTTTGTACCGACGCACCGCGCCCACAGACAATTTCATAAAATCCCTGATCTTCCCGGCGTGCGTATTTATTATCGCTCGCAGCAACCGGGATCAGCCCTTTTGCAAGCGCCGCCCGAATATAACCTTTTGATGATGACGGCGCGAGAGAGACATGAATATCATCAGACGGCATCACATGTTCGAGCAGAGAACGCGATCCGATGATGCGCGAAACGCCTGTTATATCTTGGGCTTGAGCGTATGTTAGAAGCGGTTCATAACGAAATTGCTCTGTCGCGGTTTCAATAAGCTGGTTTAAAGGCCGCAGGGAATCATGTGCAATAAATGTCCAATAATCGACCGCAGGCTTTTTTGCATGAATTGAATCAGTGACCGCTAATTCTACGCCAAAGACCGGCTTCAATCCGTTCTTTTTCGCTAATTTTGACCACTTAACCCATCCGAAAGTGGACGAGCGATCCGTGATAGGTGCCGCAGGATAATCACACTCCTGCAACCGGCTCATCACATCTTCGATTCCGCCCGCCGCAGAGCGGAAAGAGTATCCTGTCCTCACCCGGATCATGCGCTTTGCTTTTGTAAAAAAGCATCAACGTGATTGCGCGCTGCACTTAAAGTCAATGCAGAATCAATGCGCTTATCATCTTTGACAATCATCCAATAGCAAACAGAACGGCCCCGCTGTGTTCCTACTGGGACGTTTATCTCAAGAGTCCCCTGATAACATTTTTTGAAAAGGATTTTGAATCCTTTATATTCTCCTTTAACTTGTTTCAAAGCACATCACCTCTTTCTCTCAATTCGTTGAAGCATTTCACTAAGACAGACACATCAACTTTTGCGCGGTGCGCTCCTTCAAATTTTTCATCGAACAAATGTTCATGCAGCGCCGACAAGCTCAGCCGATAGCCCTTGAACCACTCTGTTTCTTGGACTGTGCATATTTTTGTTTTCGGCCAGACGACTTTTTGACCGAGGCGGTTAAATTCTGCGTCAACAACTGTCATATCAAAAGATAAATTGTGAGCAACCGCTGCTTCT